CATAAGTTGAATGATTGGCATTTCATTAAAATACTCTATCAATCTTGTCTGTTGCCAGATCTTATTCTGTAGTTCCTCATTCTCGGTTAGATTATGGACTGAACGATTTAGTCGAATAGGTTTTCTACCTGCTTTATAAGAAGAGTTGAGTGATTTTCTCTTTTGAGAACCATTAGGTCCATCCCAGCAAATAACAATCTCATCTGGTCTTGTCATCCTCGTAAGCTTCTGTAAAATCTTCATCGAACCTTTGATGCCACCGATTGGCTGACCATTCAGTGATAGACTAGGATCTACAATAAAAGCCCTCAAGAACATGTTGAGGGCATCAATAACAAGAACTCGTTTCATAAAAACCTCCACTCAAGATTATAATCAAGTGGAGGCAAAGTGTCAAGCAGATTCTTTATCTATTTCATAAAAATCAGATGCTTCACCCTCACGTTTATCAAACTTCTGAACAACCACTTCATCCATAAAATCTATGACATGTTGGCGGAACTCTGGATCTTCATTCAAAGTTTTAATCCACTTACTTGGCTGAAATCTCTTTTCATAACCATTGTGATTAAGAGTATACCAAGAACCGCTGACATCCATAAACTGCTTCAACGCTTCAAACCAACTCTCTTCATCCTGAACACCGATTGGATCAGTTCCCCACAAAATGCGGAATGTACAAGTTCGACCTTGTGTTCCAAAACGAGACTTTTCTAGCTTTACCTTGACCTCTGAACCGATTCGGAAGCCATTCTCATCTGTCTCATAAGCCGCCTTTGACTTACGTCCTGTGAGCCAAATGCGAAGAGAATAAGAATAGTGCATTGCCTTACCACCGGGTGTGATGTAAGGTGTTGTCATCGCAATCTGACGAGCCATTGGGCCTTGTGGAATATTTGTCTTCAACTGATTGAGAACCAAGAACGTTGCCTTCTTATCTGCTAATGGGATTGTCAGTTTTGACATTGCCTTAGCAAGAATTCTTGCTTTTGTTGCAACAGATGATTGGGGATTGAAATCGCCCTCAACATCAGATATTGAAGGAGTAAACGCTAAAGAATCCCAAATGAACAACATTCTATCTTCAGAAGCACTGAGAATAGTTTCGATAGTTTCCATCACAAACTCAACAGACTGAGCTTGAATGTACATAAGAGAAGCAAGATCACATCCAGCCTTAATTAAGAACTCAGGATCAATCGCTGATTCTGAATCAAAATACACAACCCCAATACCCATCTTTTGTGCATTTGCAGCAATCTGTGCTGCTAAGAAGGACTTACCAGTTGCTTCAAGACCTGCTAGCTCAGTCACTTTTCCTACTGGAATACCTGCATACTTGCCTTTACAAATAATTGAATCAAGCCAGCGCGAACCTGTTGGAATCCATTCTTTAACCTCAGTTGGATTATCACCACGCAAATCATGAGCGACATTACGACCAGCCTTTTTATTAATTAATGATCTAAGATCATCCATAGATACTCTTCCTGCTTTTTCTTTTCTTGCCATTTTGATATTTTCCTTTTCTTTTCTTTAATATGAGCCGAAGCTCAAGAATAATTATAACACATCTTGACCAAAAGTGCAAGTAAAAACCCCCACTTTTCAGCAGGGGCAGTAGGAGTCCAGCGATGTAAAGTTTTCTATTTTTTAGAAAGGAGGATTATCTCCTCCCATCAGATCATTGAATGCAGAATCAACATTGGACTTATTACTATACTTAGTAGTCTCAGTTGAGCGAGATTCAGCAGAACCATCTCCAGAAAGCATCTTATCAAGGATAGCGTTGATCTCATCAGGAGTATGACGCTCAAAAAGACTCATAATATCAGGTGCATTCTGAAGTAGACCGGAAATAGCATCCTTGTCCTTCACAAGAAGGCTGGTGTTTCGACGCATTTTGAGGCTTGTTTGAGGGAATGCACCGGGCTTGGTTGCCTTTGTGTATGTAAGAGTGATATCAGTGCCTTCATTCACATCAGTAATATCGCCGTACTCCGGGTCCAAAATATAACCAAGTAGTGCTTCATATGCTTTCTTGCCATAGCCGTAGACCTTAACTCCTTCAGATTCCATTCCACGAACAACAACGGGAGAGAAGTAGCGAGTACGAACAAAAAGGCTCTTAGCAAGCTTCTTAGTTTCTTCATCATTCTTGTCAGTCCCATCGCGCCATAGCTGAGTTGCAAAATCACAGATTGGGCAGCTTTCTCCAAAGTTTCGTTTTGGACACATAATTCCAGAACGATGTCCTTCGATGTTATAATGGAAGAACACCTCCTTGAGTGGGTCGCCATCAGATGCCGGGACGATACGAATATCGGTATCTCCCTCATCAGGCTTAAACCAAACACTTGAAGTTGTGTTTTTAGTCTCTCCTCGCAAAGAAGCAAGCTTCTTACGCATCAGTTCCATATTGATTCCCATTTCATTTCTCCTTATGTTGGGTTAGAGTATGACGAGCGTTCCTCGCCATCTTGATTTAACACTCTTGTTTTAGCTTGTCAAGAGTAAGTTGAGAGTTTTTTTATGAGCACCCCTCTCGCTCTTCAATAGTTTATCGCTTCAGATATTAGCTGTCAAATATTTTTTCGTCTTGGATGTAGTTTGTGTGAGCAACACAGAATCCAAAGTCCGTTTCATACGGCGATTCATAAATCCCATATGTCACATTTTTGAATGCGTTCCGTGGTTTGCTCTTAAGGTTATCGACCAACATCGTGTGAAGCGCTCCATCCGTTTCCAAACGATTTGTCGATATAGATAAATAGTATGTTACATCCCTATCATGCTCTAAATTATAGTACCATTTTTCAGATAGTTCGTCAACTGATAATGCCGCTATTGTGCGTATTTTCTGAACATCTGAAGGCTTCGCCAGATTACCCACAATAGGATTAGTATGTTCAAAGAAGTTAATGTAATGAATCGCATAATATATGCTTTTGTTTATTGTCTCAAAATATTTCTTGATTGGGATCTGTCCAATTGATTTCTCTACAAGTGGGTTTGAAATAATTGTCATTGCGTTGAAAAGACCACTTCTAGCATATTGCTGAAGTATTCCAAAAATAGCTCTCTCTTGTAGTTTTGTTTCTCCAATCAAAAGATCCACATCAGGACGAATGTAGAAAATATCTATCTTTCTGTCTTTTAGCTGTTCTAAAATCTTTAAAGTGTAGTTTGCGGAAAATGAAGAACCACACAAAAATACTTGAATCCTTTCTTGGATCTCTTCAATGGTTTTATGTGTATTAAAATCAAAAGAAAACTCTTCACAATCTTCTGGATTGTGCAGCTTTGGCAAATATCTTGTTGTTTTTGTATCTTCTTGTTCTTCTGAGAACAAAAATACATTGTACTCTCGGTGTTCCAAGAACAGCTTGGCAATATTACATCCAGCAGTACCAATACCAATCATAGAAATCATAGTGATAGTTTCCTCATATCTCCAAAATTCTTACCAGCCTCAACATTTGTCAAGTAATCCCCTAACAGTGTTTTTCCAAATATGCTCTTTAGATCAGGAATAATATATTTCTCATCATCAGCAATATCAAGAACAACCTCGTCATGAATAATAAAAGCAACTTTTGATTTTCTGCCTTCAAGTGCCTTGTCAAGAGCAACAGCACGGTCGAGAGTAAGGTCCGATGTAGTGCTTTGGATCAAATAGTTGAATGCCTTCCACTCATTCGCATTAATTGTCCGCTTCATCGGTGTTCTTACGACTTGACCATCATAATACTTTTTCAAAACATTGTTACGATCATAAACTGTTCCATTTAGAGAATCATCATGTGGGTTATAGAAAGAAGAAAAAAACAACTTCTTAGCTTCCTTTCGGTCCAGTCCACCAGAAGCATACAGTTTGCGACTGTTCCATTCATGAATGTCTTCTTGGGGTTGTTCATGTCCACAAAGAGCTAAAAAGGTTCTCACTTCCGCTCCATTGAAATCAAAAGACACAAACCAATCATTTGTAGGCTTCAATAACCTACGATATTCTGACTTCATAGTTAGAATAGGGAAGCTCTCTTTGTGGGTTGTGAGCCTTCCTGTGACCGTTCCAAAAATATTATACCCAATGTGGTGTTTAGTATTTTTTATTAGCTTCTGGATATGTTCACGGTCTTTTGTGAGGCTCATAAGAGTACGGCAACCATCTAAATTCACATTCAAGTGCTGATAGTTGATCTTATGTAGAAGTTTGTAAACAGAATCCAGATGTTGATAGTTCTCTGGTCTTTCATAAGTGTTAAACACATGTTCTGTAATCTTGTTTCTGATCTCACAAAACTCCATAAGAAAATCATATGGCACAAGATCAAAAAAACAGTTCTGTCGAAGATTTATTTTCGCAATCCTGAAAGAAGTCAGATAAGCACTAAAAGTGCTCTTTACGTTTTCCCAATCTTCTTTTAAGTTTTCTGGACAAACATGCTGAACATTACTTCCACCACAGTAAAGCCAAGCATATTCTACTGAAGAATCTGAAATAGAACCTGTGTACTTCCATGTCTTGGTAAGACCTGAAGGAATCTCATTGAAATGAAGTTCTCCATCAACATAAACACCAACACATTCTGACTTGTCATCAAGTGTCTGAAAAATCAAGGCCCCTCCTGTCTTCTCAAGTAACCATCATAAAGGTAACTCAGGGAACCAGAACTGTCAAATGGTTGGTTGATTATTCTTTCAAATCTATTCAAAGCAGCCGATAAACCCTTAGTCCTGTAGATTCCCAGAGTATCATTCACCATTTTAAGTCTTTCATTGTCTGTCAATATTTTGTCTTCCTCTGTCATTCTTAACATCATGTAAAACTTTAATAGTCTTTGTTCTGACATAATACTATCAAATGTGCTTACATCAATTTTAGATCTCTGAATATAACGTGTTCTTCTAATTCCATTACAATCATAATCTTCTGTATATGTGTTAGAATTATTATTATATAAATTGATCAAATAGAATTTTAAATTATTAAAGAATATTAGATCTGTTCTTGAATATGCTTGTAATAGTATTTGATCTGTAGTAACATAACCATAATTTGCAGAATACTCTAAACATTCAGATGTTCCTATATCTGCAATCAATCTCCAAGGTACTAACTTATCTACCATGAAGCCATAGGATCTGCAAGCATTTAGATAAAATAACCAGTTTGGACTATTAATGAACTGCTCTATCTTGTTGTTGTCATTGAAATAATCAGCATCTGCAATCTCGATAACCAAGCCTGAAACTGAAATAGGACAAAATCTGCTCTTGACAAAGCCTGAGAATGTGATAGGATAAAGCCTGAGAGATTCAGATAGTAATCCTTCCACTACTGTCATGAACTTTTCAAAACTATCAAAACTACTTTTTCTTAGTTGAGCATTCAAAGATGAAAAATATGTATTCAAATAGGAGTTGTACAGTTCAATAGGGTCTTGGTAACCTTTATATATTTTTAAAGAACTCAGAAATGGATCATTATCTTTTATCTTCCCATCAGCAACACTTTTGTCAAACTGTGTTTTTAGTCTTTCAAACATGTCTATAACAAATTTCATTGCTTGTCTTGGTTCATTTTGAGAGTTAGAGAAACTTGTATTCTTCAGTAATGTAGGACTATTCACAACATATACAGGCTCAAATCTTCTTGTTACTCTTCCATAAAAGAACTTTTCACCAATGTTAAAATCTACAAGATTTTTGTATTCTTCATTTTGAGAATCAAAATCATAAATAACCCTTTTGTTGAAAATGGTCAAAGTCGTTTCATTATCTTTTTCTACATATTTATCAGACATCTTTAATCCTCAACAGTTACTCTACATTTAGAAACTCTTTCTCCATCACCACTATCTGTTACCGCTTGTCTCGCCTCTGATTCAAGTGACTGAACCCATCTGGCATTGAAACTGGTATTCATTGTTCCAGCCGCAAATTCATGAGTAGAGTTGATAATCATGTAATAACCACCAATACCTAAATCAGTTAAATCAAACTCATCAATATCATAACTACCAAGATTTGGTGAAAAGCCTCTTGGTTCAACAAAAATGTAGGTTCCGGGAAAAGTAGAAACATTAGCTACAGTATCAATCTTTACATTGTAGATTTCTCTTAACTGTCTTAAACCATCATACCCCTCTTGTTCAAAACGAACTTCTTTTAAACCCGGAGTTTCATCTTTTTGTAGTTGAATAGATTTCACAATTCCTCTATCCTTACCAAGAACATAATGAAATAATCCACTCTTTTCATCTTCACATCTATCGCCTCTCATGAGTTCTGTTGGCTGGATACGCCCAACATAATATATGAAGAAGTGATATTCTTGGTCTGGATCATAAAGACATACATTAAATCCTCTCGGTCCAGCAGGCTGTAAAATTGGTCTGACTAAATCTTCATGTTGGTCAGTACGCAAATCTATTCTTGTTTCTTCTTTTCGGATCATATGCTTTGTGATATTATCATTATCTTTATCACCATAAGAAGTTAAAGAGTTCTGAAAAAGTCTTACTTTTTGCTTAATATTGAATGTGAAACAGGTATCATCATTAAGATAGTTTCTTATGAAGTTGTTCATAAAATCA